AATACTGAAGATGACGTGTTGATTGATGAAGATAATACAGTATGGAATCTACTTACTGATTACTACTGGTCTAAAGATGCAAGTGCAGATAAAGTACAAACATTAGATGGTAATTGGGAAGACCAAACTCAAATAGATACAATAGAAACTGACTTAGGTAGTAACTTTAAATTCTCATGGGCTAGTACAACTGATACATGGGATTCATTAACATAGAAGGGAAAAATGATAAAAGATACTTTAAAAACAACATTGATAGGAACTAGTTCAGCTGGCGTAATTTTAACAGGCTGGTTACCAGAAGTTGTAGCATTAATTGTAGGGGGTTTAACTGCAATTCATTTAGTAATAAAAATTGTTAAAGAGATAAAAAAAGGAGTATGATGAATAAGTTATTCAGTAAAGGTATTGGTTTTATAATGAAGAACATTATGACAGAATCAATCGTTAAAAGTATAGTAGGAGTATTAGGAGATTATCTTGTTAGCTCATCAAAGAATAAATTAGATGATAAGTTATGGGGTAGTGTTAAGAAAAAACTCAATATTTGAAAGAGAATATGATACTATTAGAGGACCTTATTGTAGATAATCAAGCAGATAGCGTAGTTGAGTCTATAGGCGTAGAAAATGAAGAATCATTTTTAAGTAAGCCTAAAGAATGTTTACACTGTCAATCACGTGATTTGGAATCAATAGAGGTACTAGGGGCAACAGATGAACCGATATTATGGGCATGTTTAAAATGTGATGCCTTATTTTTGAAGTTCTCACGCAGTAAAACAGAAGTTTTACTTGCTAATGCGAAAGGTCTTTGGACATCACCACTTGATTGGGGATTTAAAGAAAGAGACCTTTTCAGTTAGGAGTTTTTTGATATGGCTAGTAGCGACAAAGGTGTCGTCAAGCGTGCAATAGTCACGCCTGATAAACATGCACCTTTACACGATATAAAAGCAATTAATGTAGTAAAGCAGGCAATTGAAATAGTAAAACCTGATATATATGTTGATTTAGGTGATTTAGGTGAATTTTCAGGATGTTCACATTGGCAATGGAAGAGAAAGAAAAAGCCACCATTAGAGTTTATTTTACCTAAAGTAGAAGAAGATATTAGAGGTGTTAATGAATTGCTTGATGATATTGATGAATCGCTAGATAAGGTAAACGTGAAAACAAAGCATATATGTGCTGGTAATCACGATGAATGGTTAGACTTTTTTAATGCAGAACATCCTTATTTAGATTTATCGTTTGAAAAGGCTGGCAAATTTAAAGAGCGTGGTTATAAATATCATGCACCAGGTGAATATCTAAAGATTGGAAAATTATATTACTATCATGGACATCACTTTGGAGGGCAATATCACGCTTCTAATCACTTAAGAAAGTTGGGATGTAATATAATATATGGACATCATCACTCTCTACAGCAAGATACAGTGACTCATATGGATGGACCAAAGTCAGCATGGAGTTTGGGATGCTTAAAGGATATGAGTAGCGAGAAGAATAAGTGGTTAGGTGGTAGGCAGCATAATTGGGCACATGCCTTTGCTGTAGTAGATTATTATAAGGGCGGCAGATTTACAGTTCATATAATACAAATAATAGATGGAAAAGCCTCATTATGGGGTGAATTGATAAAAGGATAATTATGAGTATATTAGCACATGTATTAAATAAGAAGAAAATAGACAATCAATTGGAGACAGATAAAGCAGTGGCAGATAGAATGTTTCCTACAGAAGGTCATACGCATGCCGCTATGAGAATGCAGCGAGCTTTAGGTGAAGGGCAATTACCTCCTTCTCAATATAGATGGAATAAAGACGTATTGCCTTGGAACATGTCTAGGCCTCATTGGACAGACATGATGTCTACTCAAGAGGGTTTAACGGACGAAGAAGTAGCGCAGTTAAATAGTGATTATTATAGAATGAAGAATCTTCCTGAGGCTTTAAATACGCCAAAGAATATTGATATATTGATAAAAGCTGCTGAAAAAGATATATTTAATAAGTATTAAAAATGAATCCTATAGAGGTAATAGAAAAGTTTGGGATACCAATAGCTTTTTGTTTAGGATTAGCATGGTTTATATATAAACAAAATAAGTATATTCAAGATGATTTAACAAAGGATATACATCAGAAGTTTAACAGATTAGAAGGAATTATTATTAAATTAATAGACCAACAAAAGAAGATGCAAATAGAGCAACGTGGTATAGTTAAATCATACCAAACATTAATTGACATCATAACACGTCTATTTAAATGGGATAAAAATGCCTAAACAAGTATATAAGATAACACGTTTTGATGGAGGTTTAAATTCTGATTCAGACCCAAGAGATATTAATGATAGTGAATTAGCAGCTGCAACTGATATCGATACTAGTGCAATTGGACGTATTACTATGCTTGGTGGCTTTACAGAGCATGAAAGTACACAAGGAGGTGTTGATGGAGACGCAGCTTTAGCCAGTGGTGTAGCTGGTACAGGATTATTTTCATGGAGCAGTGATTATCGAATGGTAGCTGCTGATGAAGATGTAGATGAATCGGCAGAAGATAGAACAGATTATATATGCGCATATGAAGTTGCAGGTGGAAATGCACTTCTTGCTTTATTTCAAAAACAATCAGGCGGTACTAAACATTGGGGAACAGCGGTTGGAGATGGTATGTTGGATTTGGGAGGAGCTGAAGGCACATTATCATTTTATGCAGCAAATGGAAATCTACGTGTTTCTGATTATAGTAATACAGCTAGTAATATTAGTAAATGGCTAGGTGTCATTACTCCTAAATTATATGGAGATGATGCTACTGGAACCACTCGAGCATATGGCAATTTTCATGGAAGTGGAGATAGTTTTAATACGACTTGTATAGCTGATACTCCAAGAACAGGTGGCGCTTCTACATATAAACCTTTATGGACAAATCAAATGATAGCTGGTTCTGCAACGCTAAAAGGATGTTTTCCAGAAGAAGATAACGGAGATGGAGATAAGTGTTGTGGTAATGCTATAATGTATAGTGCGTGGACACAATGGACTGTACGAACTAGTGATACCTTTACGTATGATGCCGATAATGGTGGTGGAGATACGGATAGTGAAATTCAAGATGATGCAAATTATGATGGCACTCCTGATGGAGATAGGTTATATGGTTTTGAAGCAGGAGATACTGTACGAGTATATGGTTTTTCAACTTCTGCTAATAATTGGAATGCAGTTGCACTAAAATCTGTAGCTAACGATGATACTATAACTATTAATGCTAATTTAGGCACTGATGAAAATGCAGGACAACTTGTAAAAATAGCTCGTATTACAGCAAATAGTGCTGCAAATCAAGTGGCAGGTGGCGCTGCATTTGCTAATGAAGGTTCAGATATTGGAAGCGCACATGATACTGCAGCAGCAGCTGCTACTGGTAGACAATGGGGTGCAGGGTTAATATTTGCAGAAGATACTAATGGTAATAATACAGGTACCTGGATGCCTTCTACGAATACACGTTATAAATTTTATATTACTACAGTATATGATGATGGTACACAAGAAAGTTTACCGCAATTAATGGCTCTGTATGGTTCTGAAGGTATGGTAGAAGGTGCATCCGATGAACATGATTTAAATTTTAGTGGCACAACTGCAAAATCAGATTTATATTTTTCCAAAGGTGTTGCAGAAAAAGACCAAACCAAAACAACACATAACCAAAAGGGTGAAAATATTGCTTTGCATTTAAAGCCAATACTTAAAATAAATGGTGCAGTATATAATTCAAATACTAATGCAGATGTATTTGCATTTGGTGCTCCAGCTGAAAATTCAATAGCTGGGAATCCTAGAATATCAGGAGTAAGAATGTATTGGGCATCTAGTGACGATGGCTATTCAGAATTATGGCGTATATTTGATTGTGATTTTTTTAAAGGCACCAAGACATATGGAATGGATAGTGCGTCTGGTTCAGGGGGTTGGGCTCCATGGCAACATGTTGGTATGTATCCAAATAGTGATTTAGCTACTAATGCTTATGGTCATTATATGATACCTGATTGGGATACTGGTAACAGGTTTACTAATCCTCCTAAATTTTTATCATATTTTACTGCAAATGGACACTCTCATAATGAAGATATTGTATTAAATAGTTTTAAATCTGCTGTAGTTGCTAATAACCGTGTATACGCAGGTAATGTTAATCAAACAGTAGATGGACAGCCAACACAGTTTTCCGATAGAATAATGAAATCTCCTATTGGTCAATTTGATAAATTTCCAGCTAGTAATTATCTACAAGTTGCTAAAAATGATGGAGATGAAATTGTTGCTTTGGCTACATTTGGTGATAGATTATTACAATTTAATAAGAACGTGATGTATATTATAAATATTTCACAAGTAGATGAGTTTATGGAATCAGAACATAAATTTAAAGGAGTAGAAAGTCCAGCTTCAGTTTTTACTACTGATAAAGGTATAGCTTGGGCTAATAAATTAGGAGCATATTTTTACGATGGTAGTAGAGTTCATGATTTATTAAGAAGAAAAGAAGCTATGCTAATATCTCAAAGCACGTGGTCTGCTTTTGCAGATACTGCAATTATGACTGGATATATTAGTTCAAAACATCAATTGATATTTGGTGCAGATATTGGTGCTGGTGCTTCTGGCGAGGCTTATATTTATAGTTTAACAACACGTAGTTGGGTTAAGACAAGCGCTGCAACAGTTGCTGATGAAATCAAATCAAATTTTACAACCGATTATAATGGTGATTTAATATATTATGATTATGGTGGTGGGACTATGCAAGTTTGGGATTCCGCTCCTGATTTAAGTAGTTCTGTGAATATATTAACAAAAGATATTGACTTTGGACAACCATCAGTACGTAAAAAGATTTATAAAGTATATATATCTTATAAAGGTGATGCATCGGCTGTTGAGCTAAGATATAGTATTAATGGAGATACAGATACCCCCACAACTACATTTTATAGAACTCAAACAGATGGTTCTAGCGATGGAACGAATACAGACTCAACACCTTTATTAAATGTAGGTGCTGATGATTGGGTAAATGCAGAACTTAAACCTACTGTATCTATTAATAATATATATAGCTTTCAATTGTATTTTGATGGTACTGCAGCAGCAGATTTTGAAATTAATGATATATCGATAGTATATAGAATGAAGAGCATTAAATAATGTTTATTAATAAAGATGAATTAAGAAGATTAGCTAATAAAAAAGCATCACGTCCTATGATTGGTCAGGGTATACCTGCGCCTAATGAGGGAATTGATGGAGATTTTCGTTTGAATAGTACTCCTTCTGGTGTTAAATTATATGCTAAATATGCTGGGCAATGGTTTGGATTTAGCCCTGATACAGCAGTTGATATTGAGCAATTCTCTAGAGATGTTGATGATAGTCTGTCAGATGAAGGTAGTATAGTATTTCCAGGGGGTTTTATGATGGCATGGGGTAAACATGTTACAGATGAGACAACTGAAACAATAACTTTTCCAACGAAGTTTCCGACTAAATGTGCTGCAGTATATTTAACAGGACAAGTTGCAGCTGATGATACTGGCTCTACTAGCGACCACGTTGTGACAAGTACCCCTACAGCAACAGGATTTACAATTAGTAGTTATACTAGTTTAGATGCAGTATATTGGTTAGCAATAGGTAATTAAAGGAAGATTATGGCAAGTAAGCAATTTTATAAAAGACTATTACAAAACGATTTAAAGAAAACACTTAAATTGCAGCAAGAAGAATATGAAGCACAGCAAGCACAGGCTAAAAAAGAAGGTGCATGGGGAAGTATAGGAGGTACTCTTGGTGGTTTAATAGGTCAATTTGGTGCTCCTGCTTTAGCATTAGCACTTGCTCCTATGACTGGTGGAACTAGTTTATTGGCTATGTCTGCATTGGGTGCTGCAGCTGGTTCATATTTAGGTTCAAAAGTAGGTGCAGAAGTTGCTCCAGGAGAGTTATCTTCAGGAGATATTACAGGAGGAGATAGTGATTTAGGCAAAGGTTCTTTAGGCGAGTATAAAAAATCTGTTAATAGATTAGGTGCGTCTTTAGAAACTGACCGTCAAACATCAGCATTAAAAACAGGTGCTACAGCTGCAGCTACAGGTATAACAATGGGTGCAGATAAATATGCCAACTATGTTAAAAACCCATATCGTTATTATTTTCCAAAAGAAGATGCTGCAGGTATGACTTCTAGTATTGTAGAAGGAAAAGATAAATATAGCATTTTAGACATTGTACAACAAACAGGTACAACAGGTGGTACTTCTGGTGCGGCATATATTCCTGATGCTACCAAAGAATTGGCAGCAAGACAATCTGTCACTGAACTTGATGATTTATTAGCGGCAGGTGCATATAAAGACCCAAGTATAAATTATAGCGAATTGGCAGCTCAACAAAGTAAGGATGAGATGGCATTATATGAACAAACTAAATATCGTCCAGCAGCTATAGATGACGACCCGATACATACAAATTTATTACAAGCAGTACGTAATCCATATATAAGATACGAATAGGATAAGAATATGTCATTACTTAAAAGTATTATAGCAGCACAAGGTAGAAATGGTGATACAGAATTAGCTCATGTTAATCCTGAAGAAAAAGCATTATTAAAATCTCTTGGAGGTTCAGGTACTATAAATCCTGTAACTGGACTAAGAGAGTATAGTAATTTGGATGGGATGAATATGGACATTGTGAGGGACGCAAACAGGGAGAGGATGGAGAGATGGAAAAAGGAGTCAGCTAGTGCAAAGTCCCAAGAAAGTTACGAAAAACAGGTGGCAGCAGATGAAATGACATGGTCTGATGGTTCTGGTACTGAACCTATGGAGCGTTATACCGGTTGGGATGAATATGCAGAAAAAGATTGGAGTGAGGACGAATTTTTTGAAATGAGTTCTACAGAAAAAAGGATTATGGCTCAAGACATATTTAAAGCTGATACTGATTATGCATCATTTAATAAATGGAGTCAATATGGTCCTAAATATGATATGGATGCACAAAGGAAACGATTAACTGAAACTGGGACTGATATTAGTAACATTGGGGAATCTGGACAATCTAGTTTATTAAGTTTATCACAAGGGCAAGAAGGACAAGCTGCGAAACGTGGTTTTGCATCAACTGGAAATCCTATGGTGGATAGGCAAAGAGAAAATATTTTTAAAGGTATGAGTAAAGATATAACAAGTAGTTATGATGCATATCAAGATTCTGTTACCGCACAAAGAAAAGACTACCAAGAAGAATGGGAAGGTGCCCTAATGGATTATATTGATGCAGTTAACGCTTAAAATAATTATTAAAGGATAGTATTATGGCAAATGAAGAAACATTAGCAGATGTAATAACAAGTATACCTGATTTATTAATGAAAGCCGCTACATTAAAGGGGCAATCAGATATAAAAGATACACAAATGCAGACACAGGAGATGAATAATAAGCAAAAAGCTCTTGAAATGGAAGTGTATAGAAAAGAACGTGGTATGGATGCGGCAGGCTTTGGAAACCTAGAAGCGACTGATTATTTTGAAAAATTAGCATATTCACCTGCAACTTTAAAATTACAAAATGGAGAATTGACATATCAAGGAAAAGATGCTTTTCCTACATTACAAGAAGCGAAAAAGAAATATAAAGATATAGTTACCAAAGGTGGTAAGCAAATGACTGATTCTGACTCACGTATGTTCCACCAACAATGGAATGAAATAGTTGGAATACGTAATAGGATGTTAAAGTCTGAATTACAAACTTGGAATCAACAAGGTTATGATAAAGAAGATTTACAGTCTGTTATAGCCAATAATCCTATACTTGAACAGTCAATTTATAATTTAAAAGGTTACACCGATGAAGAATCTTCATTATTTTATTCAAAATTTTTACCTAAGAAAAGTGTAGATTTCTTTGATAGAGTATCAGATAGTCCAATGTCTACTCTTGGAATTGGTGTTGGTACTGCAATTGCAGCTGAAGGTGGATATAAATATCTTACAGGAGCAGACCCTGAAGCTATGAAAGGCTTAGGTCAGGAAGTAAAAGATGCAAAAGCACAATTAGAGTCTATTAAAAATCAAAAGCGTTATAAAGGTAAAGTGGGTGATATACGTGCTGCTAAAGACTTATTAAAAGAGGCTCAAGGTAAATTTGATAAAGCTAAAATAGAAAATACTAGATGGAGGAAATTTAGTAAAAGTAACATTGGTAAAGGAATGAAAGGTGTTGGTACTTTAAAAGGTTTTGCCCCTATGATAGCAGCATATGGTGGTGAAAAAGTTGGTGGATTTATAGGTGGTGATAAAGGTGCAGCAATAGGTAAAGGTACTGCAGCTGGTGCTGTAGGTGTGTCATTAAGTAAATATGTTTTAAAGAGATTAGCGCAAGCAGCGCCTAGTATTGCTGGTAAAGTTGGATTAGCAGCTATGGCTGATGGCCCTGTACTTCCTTGGGGAGATGTAGTTGGGGCCGCTATGGGAGCTGGAATGAGTATAGTTGAAGTTGTTTCCGCTTATAATGATTGGAATAAAGCCAACAAATAAAGGAGGAGTATGTCGCTATTTACGCCATTTAGCGTAGGACAACCTTCGCAAGAGGAGCAATCTCGTGGAGCTAGTCAACAAGAATTTCAACCTACCTGGGATGTTAAAACAACACGTGAAAGAATTAATCACTATAATTCTAATCAAGACTTTTATACTGAATCAGATAAAGAGAGTATAAGACAACACGCTGCTTATCATAATGTACCATTCTATGAAGGCGAATTTGACCTTATAGATGCATTTAAACAGGCAGGAGCAGGGTTCTTTGAAGGGTTTACTACTTTAAACCTAATGGAGCCTGCTGATAATGAATACGAACAAATATTTAGAAACCTAGGTCATTTAGCAGGATTTGCTCCTGGTATTATGGCTACACCTTTGAATTTAGGAGCTAAGGTCGTTAAAGGCGTTGGCCTATCTAGGTTAGCTAAAACTGCTGCGGCATTGAATGACAAATCAATTCCAATGGCAGGTGCAAAATTCTTAACTAAAAAGGCAAAAGAAATAGTGAGACCTGCATTAGGTATGGCTACTACAGGTAAAGCTGGAGCAGCTTCAGATGCATTAGGATTTCTTACTGGAAATAAAGCACGTCATATAATGGAAGGAGCTTTTCATTTAGGGGCTGCCTCTGCAATATCATCATGGCAAGGTGGAGTTGACCAAATGATGCATGGTTTTATACATGGTGCTGGGGCTGGTGGTGTATTTAGAGCTATTGGTAATGTAGCATTAACAGGTTCAGAAACATCTCAAAAGGTTATGCGTGGTCTAGCAGGTTCATTATTTATGGGACTACCATCTACTATGAGAGGAGCTACAACCCCTGAGCAAGTATATGAATATACAATGGGTGCTTTCTTTGGTAAGTCAGAACGTCCTTGGACACAAGCTAAAGCAGGTAAATTCTTAAAAAGCATGCAAGAACGTGCTCAAAAAGACCCTGAATTAAGAGCAACTATGGACCCAGAAATGCATCCTGAGTTTGCAGAACTCCCTCCAGAGGTAAAACCTATTGTAAAAGAAATGGCTATTAAGTCATTTGGTACTCCTGAAGAAAGATTATTAAGAGCTGCTTTTGTAGGTGGACAGATTAATCCTGCTAAACTTGGAGAGATACCTGCTCAAGTTGAAGGATATGAGGTTGAGCAAGTTATAGGACCAACAGGAGAAGTTACATTACGTCCTAAAAAGAGTTTCTTAGATAAATTTATAACACGTATGGCTAGTGGTGGTGCTGAAGGAGCTGATAGAGCTTGGGCAGCAGCTGCTGATAAGCTTAATATTCCTATTTTTAATTTTACATTTTCAGAACATCAAGCTCAAGCTATGCTTAATAAAGGCTTTACAAGAAAATTAACTAAATCTCAATTAGAAGATGCTAATGCTGAAGTAACTAAATCTAGTATTAGCCTTGATAGACCTATAGAGAATATGTCAGAATACGTGTTGAATTTACAAAGACGTACTTGGCATAATATTCAAGCTGTAAGTTCTGTATATGCAGTAGGGCCATTATTGCGTAAGGGTTCTCTAAAGATGAAGGCTGTAGATGGTGGTACTGGTTGGGGTGTTGATATGGCAATACGTAATAATAAAGATGTATACGTATTTGATAATAGTAGTAAAGCTAGACATCAAGGTGCAATTACTAATAGATGGTATAAATATAATAGAGGATTAGAGACTTTTCAAGAAATTAAAGGAGAACCTCCTCAGCCTCCTAAAAATTGGGCTGGGATAGGGGCTCGAGAAATCAGTAAAAGTGGCGAGAATGCTATAAATTCGTTCTTAAACAAGCACTTTGAAGGTAAATCAGTTACTCCATCTAAAGAAGAATTAGAATTAATTAAATCTGCTAAGGCTAAAGGTGAATTAGCTACAGAATCTATAATAGATAATACTAAGAAGCGTATTAAGGAGACTGAAGAAGCTATTGAATTAGGTGAAACTGAATTAGGAGATATGGCTTTTGGCGAAGAAATAGCTGGAAGAAAAACTAAGACTGATGAACGTATTAAATTAGAAACAGACTTATCAGATTTATATATAGAATTAGAAACTTTAGATAAAGAATTAGAAACTTATATTGCTAGAGAAGAACCTTCAGTAGTGAATATTGAAAGTGGCAAGGTGCTTAGAGTTAAGGCTATTCTAGGAGAGTCTAATACCAATGATACTGGTGCTGCTACTAGTATGGCTGCAACTCCTACATCTGTTGAATTTGTTAAAAAACATTTAACTAGTATGTATGATACTGCTTTATCACCACGTGAAAAACAAAATGAGATTGCATCACAATTAGTATTTAAATTATCAGAATTATCTGATTTATCTAGAACAGATAAAGTGAATCGCTCTAATGAATTAGCGGATTGGGTTAAATCTTATGCTAAAGCAAATAATATAGATATTACTTTAAATAATGAAGCAAGTGGTACTTTAAGACAATGGATGGCAAGACAAATATTTGATAGTCAAGTTGAATATCTTGGCATAAAGGATGGTAAGGTACAATTCTTAACACAACGTGGTCAAGATGGAGAGAAGAAAGTTCCATATACATCTTCTGGTATTAGCAAAAGAAACTATGAACCCGTTAAATTAATTAATGATAAATATATTGAAGCTGGTGGTAAAGAGGATTCTCCCATTACTATATTAGACCATATTACTATTAAAGGTGAAAAAGGTCGTAATGTAGATATGGAATTAATGCGCTATCAAGAGAAACTTGAAAGAGATTATAGATTCGCTGGAAAGAAACCAAGTCTAGCTAGAAAATTAGCTGAAAATGATTTTAATAAATTTAAAGCCAATATCTTTAAGCAAATGAATGAAAAAGGTTATTATCTATTTAGTGGACGTGGTGATTCTGATAGAATGTATTTTGCAAGATACAATCCTAAAACTGATGAAGCCTTTAAAGCTGGACTATATAAAGAGATAACCTCATTAGGACTAATGTATCCTGAAGCAAGGCGTATGACTAAAAGATATGTTGATACTTATAAGAATACTGTTGACGCTAAAACATTACAAGTAATGCATGATAAAGCTTATATGTCTAATCTATTATATGATATGCAAATGAATGGTTTTGATATTAGTACTCCTAAAGCTATTAGAGCTAGTGCTAAAAAGATGTTCTCTGGTAAAGGTGATTTTATATCATCGTCTAAAGCATTTAATAAACGTTCTCAAATATGGTTAAATAATGGTTATGCAGGCGACCCTGAATTTATTAAGAATTATAAGACTGAAAAAGGTAAGAAAGTTAAACTTACTGCTGATGGTAAAGCACGTTATATATTAGTAGAAGATTTACCTGAGAAGATACGAAATCAAATGGGTCAACACCCTAAGTTAGGTAAAAAACATCCTGATTATATTGAGGGATTTTCTTCAGATATAACACGTAAATCTACTGAACTCGGTGAGCATATTGATGGTAGTATTATTACTGAAGATAGAACTTTAAGTGGGTTAAATGCTGATGCTGGCATGGCAGAGCATCTAGTTCAAAATAAATCATTTATAGTATCTCCTGATGGTCAAAAAGGTGCTTTATTAGGTAAATATATGATGCATAGTGCTGGTAAAACTATGTCTAAGTTTATGAGAGATAAAGGGGTTAACTTTATTATTCATGGTACTGCAGCAAAGCAAATAGGATTACGTACTAAAGGTGATTATAATGTCTCTAAAAAAGGATTAGACTTATTAGGTTCTGAAATATATGATTTAGATTTATCTCATATTAAATATAATTACTCTGTTAAGAGTGATGCTCATATGACTAAATGGACAAGAGCAGTTAAGCAAATGCTTGGAGCGTTATTAGATAATACTAAAGTCCCCTTTAAAAAAGATACTATTAAAGATATGCTGAATACATTAATGGACAATAGATTTGAAGGTGATGCTGTTGCTAATAAAGAGTATCAAAACTATCTTGAATTAGACTATAATAGCCAAAAACAAAAGATTAATAGTATTATAAAGAATATTGAGAAGCTAGGTATTGAAAGTATTATTGATGGTATTAGACGTCCTGGCAATGAATTATTTGCAGAACGTGTTTATGATTACATGTTAACTAAAAATAAAGAAGTAATGGAATCAGACTATAGGGAGGGTGAGATATCTGAAGTAGAATATCAAAATGCTATGTTTGAGATTAATTCAGAAAATTCTGCTTATAAAAAGAAACTTACTGCTGCTAAACAGTGGAAGAAATTAAATCCAAGTGAATCTAAAAATGCTGTTAATGCTATGTTCTTTGATAAAGATGTACGTAATTATAGAATGCAAGTGATTAAAAACTTTATAGTAAGAGAAGCAACAAGACCACGTATGGCTAATTCAGCTATTGCAAGAATGAGGCCTTATGATAAGGCAATGCAAATGGATTTAGATAATGCTAATCCACGTTTAAAAGAATTAGATACTAATGATAAGATATTCTTTTTAGATAATGGCTATGAAACAATGAAGATTGATACTGGTATTGAAGGTTATGGTAAAAAAGGAATTGTTACTTTAAAAGAATTATGGGATGGTCGTAAAGGTACTTATAAAGATATAGCTCCTGAAATATTTGAAACATTATCATTGCGTGTTCCAATGGATTCTGTGTCTGGAGCACATGGTTTAACATTTAGAGGGTTTACAGGTAGAGCAGGATATGGTACCTTATTACATTCACGTGTTATGAGAGCTTTAGGTGGAGCTGATTTAGATGGTGATGAAGCTCACATATATTTTGGTGGTGAAAAGAAAGGCTTTAAGAAGGCTTGGCGCGAAGGCTTTATGGCTAATAAAGAAGAATTTTATTATGAAAAAGATGGTAAAAAATATGTTGGTGATAATAAGAAATCTGAGATACCTGAAAATGTTCGTAAAGCATTAGGAATCCCTTCTAATGTTAAGACGTATCAACATTTATTAACACAAGAATTAGATTTTAATCAGGCAGAAAGAAAGTTATTAAATTCTAGAGGAGCTATGTACTCTCCTCATGAACGTAATAGAATATCTGAATCTGCTAGTAGAGGTAGAGCACAAATGGGTTCTAGTGCTGTAACGCCTAAACAAATGATGGCACAATTACATTCTATGTTAGGTGGCGGAGAAGGCAATAAAACACTTAATGATAAATTTACAATAAGTAAACGTGGTGATTGGAATGATGCTAAAGGACAATATGATTATACTGATTACCAACTTATTATTACCCCAAGAACTGAAGCTAAATGGCGTAAAGTTGCTACGGAAATAGGCAGGGCTCAAGTAGCATTTTCTTCTGACCCTATGGATGAATTAGGGCTAAAATCAGCAGAAGCATGGTTTAAACTATTACATAAATCTCATTTCAATGTTCAAATTATCGATAAAAAAACAGGTAAAAAAGCATCAGCTTCTAAATTAAACTATAATGATTTAACTGCTTGGGATTTAAAAAAAGGCTTATATGGTACTATTAATGATTTAAATAAAGCATATTGGGGTCGAAATTATAAAGAAGGTCGAAGATATACAATGGCTGAAATGCGCTCTATGAGCGAAGGTATTTATGGTTTGGCTAATGAACAACGTAATAACTTCTTAGTTAAAGTAGGTGAAAAGCTAAATCCATTAGATTGGAGTGATAATGCTATTGGTAGAATGGATAAACAAGCTGTAATAGAAATGTATAAAGATATCAATAAAGTTATGGCTAATCCTAAATATAACTTTTTGAAACATTTATTAGGTAGAAGTACATTTGCTGTACCTGAAAGTAAAGAATTATTACAGTCTATATATGCCATAGATAAAACACAAAAGATATGGAACTCTAACACTAAAAAGTTTGAAGAGGTTACATTCAATCTATGGGATGCTAAACAACGTAGAGAAATAGCGCAAGACCCATTTAGATTTAAAGAAGCTATTGGTAAAATTAAGGTTCGTAAAGACTTAATGGATGCTACAAAACAAGGCACAAAAGAGGCTAGAGATAAAGCACGTGAAAGAATCTTAGCTGAGATTGCATATAAAGCAGAAGATTACTTTATTAATGATATTAATGATATGGCTACATTTAAGATTATTACTGACTTGGCTGAGGGTATGTCTAAAGAACAAAGAAAAATCATTCCTGTATTACATAAATTTGTTGAAAAAATGAAATCACGTAGTTATTTATTGGCAAAAGAGCGTAATGCTTTAGGTTCTTTTGACTGGAATAGTATGAGTCCTGAAGCTATTAAAGAAGCTAAAAAATGGATGAAAGATAATAAGCTTAAACATCTCATTCCTAATGAATGGAAAACTATTAAAGAAAAGGCATCCTCTACATTAGATAGAGCTAAAATAGATTTAGAAATACGTAAATTTAGAAAAGATAATAATTTAGATACTCAACAAGCAGAAATGTTAGATAACTTGCTATTAGGTACATATAAGCGTGGTAATCTTACAGATATTAATGAACTGTCTAAGAAACTAACTAAAAATGACACATTAGTACGTGATATGCTAAGTCATTTACGTAGTATGGCTGCTGAAACTCAAATGAGTAAATTAGGATGGAACTCTGAAGCTTTATCATCTGGAGAAGCTCCAATAAAAATGGTTGGGGCTATTACTAAATTCTTTAATGAGGGTTGGAAAACTCCTGAGAAAGCTCAAATAGAAGCGGCTCAAAAAACTGCTGAAGAAATTAAAGTCAAGATGAAAGAAGAGCAAGGTCTTGATTATTTTGAAGAAGCAGCAGAAAATATAGAATTTACTACTGGATATGAAGGTTTGAAAAAAGGTGTAGAACTTAATGACCTTCCTAAAGAATCACGTTCAGAAATGGCTAAATTAATAGCAAATATCAAGGGTGAAAATAATAAATTTAAACAAAATATTAATGAAGTTATTAGAAGTTTATTGGGTAAAGATTTAAATGCTATGAATAAACAGGACTATCAGGTCTTAAATAATTGGTTTAAAGATGTTAAAGCTGGAACTATTTGGCAACGTATTTGGGGTAAGAAATCTCCTACAGAACTTGCTAAACGACATCATGGGCTATTTCCTCGTACAATTAATAAAGAATTAATGCGTGATGACATTGAATTAATGGAAGAAAATGGTTTATATATTACTAAGACAGGTGAGGTATTAAAAGGTAAATTAATGCGTCCTACTCAGCATATTGAAATGGTTCAAAGTTGGATAGCACGTACAATGGACTCGGCTACTAATGTTGCAGAAGATTATATACAAGGTATTAAAGAACAATTATTATTTGTTAATTCTATTAAAGATGGAGAAGTATTACGTCAAATTGCTGTTAGGGAACGAGAATTTAAATATTGGGAGAATCTAGAATTTACTACTAGAAAAGATAGAATTAACTCTGCTGAATATAGAGAACGTTATAATGAAATTATAAAAAATCATGGTGATAAATTAGATAAAGAGTATACTGTAGAACTTGACGGTAAGCGTAGTAAATATACAGGTAGAGAGTTAGTAGAACGTGTTAATACAGAGTATACTAAATACTTTGAAAAAATGCATAAGTTTATTAGAGGTGAAGAAGGTTGGTTAGATAAAAATAAAATGATTCTTGGTTATTATGGTAAAACTGATAGAAAATCTCCTAGGATTGACCATGATAAATTTACTAGATATTTATTAGAAGCTTGGAGAAAAGGTGAAAATGTTACTACTAAAATTGGTGTTGATGGTTTACGTCAAGTAGCACGTTCATTAATGATAGATATGGCTAAAGGCACTCCTGAATATGCTAAAGCATTAAAATCTCAACCTATTGAACCTACAGGTAAATGGGGAGGTTCTTTTGATTATTACTTCCCTCATATGCATTTTAATAAGAAACTTGCTGGTGAAGGTATGAAGAAGTTAATGAAAAAGATATATGAAACTCCTTTATCAGAATTTGATGCAGACCCTAAAGTTGCAGAAGCAAAAAGAGATGCAGAAATTAAAAAGGTTATTTTTAAGAATCATACTTTAACAGGCGATTGGACTTTTGCTGAAGCTGAAGAATTTTCTAATCATGATAGAATCATGTCTGAAATAGCAGAATCAAGAGCTCAGAAGAAAGAGAAAGTTAAATGGCCTGTTGATTTAACTAAAGCTGGCTCTATGAATAGTCGTCAATCTCATATACCTGGTTGGTCAGTAGACCCTACAGTACCTGAAGCTTATACACGTGCTATAGTAAATACGTATCATAGACAAATGGCACAGATTTTTTCACGTAATATTATGCAACAAATGTATAGAAAGATGTTACCTAAATGGGGTGAAAAACAATCTCAAGCATGGCAAAAGTTTATGCAATTATATGTTCAAGATGCTATAGGAAACCCTACTGTTATTCCTGAATCATATATTAATGACCCTACTATGAAATTAAAAGGAACTCCATATGCATGGTGGGCTGATAGTAATGTTGAAAAGCGTATTAATAAAATTAGAGAAGGTTTAGGTTTAGGAGATAAAAGTCTACCTAAAGAATTACGTGGTGTTGATATGCAACAATTACGTCATTGGTCTAATCTTGAAGCACAATTTGAAATGGCAGCTTTATTAGCACATCCTAAGTCGATGGTAACGAATGTATTTGGTGGTACTATGCATACTATTGAAAGCTCAGGTTTTAAGAATTGGCGTAATTCACGTAATATTGGTTGGTTAAAGCAAAATATTAATGCTAAATGGAACTCTATGGAAGATGTTACACAATTTGTAATAGAATCTGGAGTATTTCCTGAATACATGCTTTATGAAGCTGGTCTTAATAAAGAAATACGTCAAGGTAGAAATAGAGAATTTATTGAAGATGTAGCTAAGAAAATAGCTAAAACACCTGAAATGTCTAATACTACTTTAAAAGAAATTGCAAAACAATATGGAGTTAAAGATAAAATAGTACAGTTTGCTGCTAAATTTATGACTGTTCCTGAAAAAATGATACGTAGAGATGCATTTATGTCTCATTACATTCAAGCTTGGGAAAGATATGGTGGTGCTATTAAAGACCCTAAACATCCATTCTTAATTGAACAAGCTAAAAAAGGTGTGCAAGCTACACAATTCTTATATTCTGCTCCATTTAGACCTGCTTTTGCACGTACTGCACTTGGTAAAGTTATGACACGTTTCCAATTATGGAGTTGGAACTCTGTAAGATTTAGAAATGATGTTTATAGGCAAGCTAAAATCTATGGTTTGACTCCTGGAACAGAAGCTTTTGATAGATACTCTAGAATGATGCAAACAGATATTTTTACTTTTGCATTAGCTAATATGTTTGCTTATTCATTATTTGAAACTGCATTACCTGCGCCTTATAATTGGATGCAAGATACAGCTGACTGGGTATTTGGTAATGAAAAAGAAAGGGATAGGGCATTTTTTGGGCAATGGCCGAAACAACTTGCTCCGTTGCAGATGGTAACTCCTCCCATCCTTCGGCTATTGCCTTCATCTATGCGAGCAATGGTAGATGATGATTGGTCTAAAGTAGGAAAGTATTATGTTTGGACTATGTTCCCATTTGGAAGAATGGCACGTGATATAGTTGGTCCTGGAAACTTAATTGAGAATCCAATTAGAATTATGGAGAAAACAACTGGATTCCCATTATTACAATTACAGAAAAAAGGCTCTTCTTTAACAGCAGAACTTGAAGAAGGAGAAAGAGAATTGTCTCCGACTCCTGGAGGTTCTTTATTTCCCTTTTAATCGCAGTCGACTGTGAGTATAGTTAAGAATCTTCTTCTACCATACCCCAAAGCAACATTAAATATACAATTACATCAGTAATTCTTCCTCTAACGTCTTCTCTTTGCGATTTATATCCATTAACGTAAGCTTTAATGCCATCAACGTGTTTTAACAGATATATCATTAGCACCTTTTCTCTATTTATATCTAATGCATCACCAATACGTTCAAAATTAGCAAATACATTATCCTTCTTGTGAGCGTACTCCTTCTGCCCCGACTCTCTCGTCTTGCTTATCTCCGTCAGTATTTTCTTCATCAACTGACTCATTTGCTTTCTGTTCATTATTTTTCTCCTCTATCTCTTTTTTCTTTCTCTTAACAAGCTCTTCCATTTTCTTAATAAATGAAGCACCATCTTTAGTATGTTCCATGTATCTTTCAAACAAGCTAAAGTAATCTTTTATCATTAAGTCTTGATAGTTTATTTGCTCAATCACCACTTCTTGATTTTGTTTCATGATTTTCATTTCATTTGCTAATATCTTAACAGCATCTGCTGTTGACATTTTATTTTTCCTCTTAGCCATCTAATGTACCTTCTTTCATTTGTTTTTTATAGAATTTATTTCCATAATTTTCTTTATATAAACACGTTCTGCATACAGGATATAATACACGTGGTACCCAATCAGGTACATATTGATGATTTTGTATCCTGTAGCTGAACTTGTTATATACTTTTTTACTACACAGTTTACATTTATAAGATTCTTTTCTAAATCTATCTTTTAGTTGTAAACCTTCACTTGCCACGATTATCTTTAAAGTTTTTACCTACTACTTTAGACATTCTTTTCATAGCATCTTTCCATTCTCTATCTAATTGCTCTGAAACTGAGCTTTCCTTAGGCTTTCATGTATAAGGCGTTTTTTCTACTATTGTAGGCGTTGTCTCTGTTTCAGGGTAGGTATGTATTACATCATCTGATTCTACCATATTATGCCCATTTAAGCACGCTGCTCTGAAATCGTGTTTATTAAAGGATTCATCTTCTTCTTCAAAATATTTAGATAAACTATTCACTAGCATCCCTAATTTATTATCTCCAAAAAGATTTCCACCTATTATTTTAGCTATAGCATTATAATGTTTTACTTCCATTTAATATCTCCCTTTATTAAATTTAGCTTTACGTTGTTTCTTAGTTAGTTTATTCTTTTTCTTAAAGTAATCTTGAGTTTCAATTTTCTTTTTCAGCTCTTTAATTAATTCTGGGTCTCGATATTCTTTATCTTTTTTATACTCTATTGCTAAAGCGATTTGATATTTACTTTTACCTTTACGACTTCCAGAGCTAAATCTAATTTGATTACTTCCATATATACTTGATACCAATCCCATTACATACTCCTTTTGTTTTCTAACTTCTTAATACGTTCTTCATGGTCATCAAAGCGACTTTCAGACCCCTGTACGAGGTCTGTTAAGTCATCAACAATCTTAAACTTCTTACCTATAGTACTATCTATTACTTTTAATAACTTTTGTAAGATAATATTTTGTAAGCCCATTAGTATTTCCTCGAGATAGTTGTTCTTACAACATGTTTGAATATCCACCAACATCTACCATTATCCGATGCTTTATTGGCACATTTATTAACTTTATCTTGCCAATTTAAGTTTTGATATTCTGGTAAATATGTTGTATTACCTTTGTTTGCTGAACCACCTTTATTTCTTGATACTTCTGGCATATTATGGTATCTACGTTCTTTACTGTATAGCCCTTTAATTTCTTCAATCATTGTTTTTTTCCTTTATAATAAGTTTTCTAATTCATCGTGTGTTACGCCTAGCTTGAAACTATTTGGTAGTTTCATGCTCTCTTTTGGCTTTGGTTCTCCGCCTCTATAGTCGCTGTTTAACCAGTGCCATAGATTCACAGTTCCTTCTACAACTTCTGGTAAGAATTTTAATTGTTTGAATGTTGGATTTGGCTTTTTCTTCCATTTATCATTAAGATATAATCCATACATTTCATCAATCATATAATCCTTACTTGCTCCTGTATGTTCTACTATAGTATCCCATAGTATTTTATACATTGTAGCTTGCAAATCATGCGTTTTATAGTGACCGCCTGTTTTAATATCTATTAATACATTTTTACCATCAATACGTGCTAATATATCAAATCTACCTGCAAATCTTACGCCAGGAAATGCTAACATAATTTCTTGCATTATTATTTCAGGTTCGTAATCATTATACCATTGCTCTAAGCACATTATTCTTTTAATGATTTCTGGCCCAGAATCTAATATAATTTCTTCTCCATTCAGCAAATCTTCTGATATTTCATGTACTATTGTACCTCTTTCTGCCGCTGCATCTCTTACTTTGCAAGCATTTTCCCAACTCCCTTGATTAGCAAGCCATTTATCGAAAAATTCACCTTTTCCTGCAGCTGATAATATTGATGTTACAGATGGAACCCAATTGTTACTACCTGCTACTGAATACCATCTAGTTTTACCTTCTCTTGATACTATCTTATTGGTTTGTAACCATTTAGTTATTGGGTGCATATCCAAATATCTCCTTTATTGGTATTAAAGCTATTTCGCTACATTTAAAGTCACCGCCCATTACTATCTTGCCACCACCTTTGCGAACTATTTCTTTAACACGTTCTTTTAAGTATTCTACTGGTAATATATGTATTCCCTTAATTTGAAAATCACTTACTAGAACTGTCGCCCAATAATCTGCTTTAGTGATTGATAGCCCACTAGCTTTATCACTATTATGATTGTGCAATTCTATAGCTATATTGCCTGTATCTTTCCATTTATTACGTTCTGTTTTTACCTCAATAGTTTTATCTTGTAAAATTGAAGCTAGTACCTTTTCATATATTTGTCCATATTGTAAATCTATATCAAAGTCACTATTATTATTAAACATTTTTTTGTTTAATGTTTTATTGAAATACTGCTGTATTTTCTTAATAGAATTATGTCCATTTTCTACTCCCATTATACTCCTTTCTTAATTTTAATGAGAGAGCTTAACAGGGAACCTTGTTCAAGCCACTGAAAGGAAACTAAAGAGTGCTCGAGTTACCCATGTTGCCCTCACGGTTACAACACTCTCTCATTAAATCTATTTAATACTAGGTAATCCTGGTATTATTTGTTTTGTTTTTTTTTCGATTTTATTTATAGCCTTTAATTGTAACGCTTCTATTTTATCATTTAAGACATCAGTTTCTACTTTTAACATCTTTACTTGATTTAACGTGTTATTTGCTATATTTATATTGTTATCAATAGTTTGTTTTACTTCTTTATTAAAGCCATAAAACTCATCCATTAATACGTCAATATCTTTTTCTATTTTAAGTAACTCTTCTTGCCAAGATTTAATCTCTACTTGTACAGAGTCTAATACTGCATTTATCTCTTTAGTAGTATCTTGTAAGTTTTTATATATCGGGTAATTAGCCATAACTGCCATTGCTATAATTACCAAATAGTTGATTATTTGTTTTTTCATTTATCCTCCCATTACATCTGCTTTTGATAGTTTACGTAATATGTAATCTTGAGCTGGCTTGGCAAGTCTACTTAAGAAATTTAACAATTTTGAATATTGTGCATGTGTTAATGGACCTTTA